AAGAAAAACTTGCTGGGATAACAGGAACAATTTCACCAATAAATACTAGACCCACTTTAAGGGATCCAGAATTTCGTAATACAAGGAATGACTAATGTATCAATATAAAGCTAAAATATTAAAAGTCCTCGACGGAGATACTGTCGACATTGACTTAGATCTAGGATTCAATATTGTCCTTTCGAACCAACGAGTTCGTATGGCTGGCATAGATACGCCAGAATCAAGAACAGTGGATAAAGAAGAAAAGATTCGTGGCACCTTATCTAAAAAGAAATTAGCAGAAAAACTTCCTATCGGTTCTTATGTTACAATTGAAACTCAAAAGTCAGATAACAATGATGATAAGTTTGGACGTATTCTAGCTATATTCATTCTTGAAGATAAAACTAATTTGAATCAATGGATGATTGATAATAACTACGCAGTTCTTTATCAGGGTGAGAACAAAGAACTAGTGCAAGAAGCACATCAACTCAACAAGACTAAACTAATAGAACGTGGCGAATTAAAGTAATGAAAATTGATGATAGATTATCAGAAGTATTTGATGTGAATCCTATAGCAGATTTAAGTAACACAAAAGTTATTGATTCTGCCACGGGAGAAATTGTGCAATCGTCTGGTGATAAAATTCAAGATGACTATGATAAATCTCGTGGAAATCTACATGATCTATTACTGCAGGGGCAAGATGCATTAACGCATGCTCTGTCAGTAGCAAAGCAATCTGAACACCCACGTGCTTTTGAAGTAGTGGGTAATTTAATGAAGCAACTAGCCGATGTAAACCAACAATTGATGGACTTACACCAACAGAAGGCTAAACTTGATGGTCCTAAAGCAGCCAAGCAAGAAATAACTAATAATGCAATATTTGTGGGCAGTACCGCTGAATTGACAAAAATGATTAAGAGTATGAACAAAGGAGAATAATACTATGGCTTTACCTATTCAAAACACCCCAACCTACACTTTACAAATTCCTTCCAGCAAGGAAACGCTAAAGTATCGCCCTTTCTTAGTTAAAGAACAGAAGGCACTTTTATTGGCACAACAGAGTGAAGATTCTGTTGTAATGATTGATACCCTAAAGGAAATGATTCGTTCATGTTCCAAGACACCAATTAACGTAGACAAGTTAGCTGTGTTTGATCTTGAGTATATCTTTAGTCAAATTCGTGCCAAGTCTGCTGGTGAATTTGTAGACTTATACATGTTCTGCGATGATGATCATGGAGATGAAAACGAAAAGGCTAAAGCACTTGTTCGTATTGATTTGTCTCAACTACAAGTAGAGTTTAATCCACAACACGTAGACAAGATTCACCTATTCGATAACTGCGGTGTTGTTATGCGCTACCCAACTATTGAAATCGTTAAGAAGATTGAACAGATGGGTGAACAGCGTGAAGCTGAACTTGTATTCGATATCGTGGCTGAATGTATGGAATACATTTATGATGGTGATGATATTCATTATACAAAAGAACAAACCAAAGAAGAACTAAAAGAGTTCATCGAAAACTTGACGCAAGACCAGTTCCAAAAGATCGAGCAGTTCTTTGAAACGATGCCAAAACTTAGACATCCAGTAAGTTATAAGTGCCCAGTATGCAGCAAAGAACACAATAAGGTACTTGAAGGACTTAACAATTTTTTTTAATGAACCTTAGTCATGAGACGGCATTTAACCACTACAAAACGAACTTTGCATTAATGCAATACCATAAATATTCGTTAGAGGAGTTGGATAACATGATGCCGTTCGAGCGAGAAATCTACGTTAGTATGTTGGTACAGCATTTAGAAGAAGAAACTCAAAAACTAAAACAGAAACAAGCCACTTAAATGCAAACAGTATTAGCTAATCAGCAGAATTCTCTGAACAAATTACTCGAACTGTCCAAACAGGATCGACTGCTTCAGCTCATTCAGACTAAGGAATCTATCAATATTGATAAAGATGGCGATAAGAATCTTGAAGAACTCAAGAAGATTAATGCTTCTATCAAAGATTTAAACAAATCAAGTAATGATAAGAATAAAGGTGGTGTTAATTCTAACGTCATTAAGTTGTTTACTGAAATTAAGAAAACTACTGAACAGGTAAAACAATTAGCACAAGCTGGAAGTCCTATAAGCCCAGCATCTAAACAACAAACGAAATTACAGGGACAAGCTGGAAGTCCATTATCTAAAGAACAAGCCACAGATATAACTGGCAAGGCTATGGGTCGTCGTCAATACAGATCTATTGGCGATCGTGTTGGTGAGTTTAAAGATAAGGCAAAAGACTTCTTCACAATGCGTGGCTTCTTAGATAAGACAGGTATTGTTAAACGTGGAACTGGTGGTGTATTTTCTGATATGCTTGATAAAAGAGAAGAACGTCAAAAGTATGTTGATTCTCGTGTTAAAATGGATCCAACTGCACGCCTACATGGTGTGGAAAAAGCTAGAAAAATATTCTCTCGTCAGTTTGACGAACAACAGAACGTCCAACGTAATATCAGAAAGAATGAGTCTGCTCTTTCTACGTTTAAGGAACAAGGTTTCACTGAAGAACAAATCAAACGAACTGAAGAGTTTAAAAAACGAGAAACTCTTGCTACAGATTTAGCTAAGGTTGATACACGTGTTCGCCCTCAAGGATTTGATCCTAAAACTGGCTTAGTCAAACAACCAGTTATCTCTGCTATTAAACCAGAAGTTATTACTGAGAAATCGAAACCAAAAAGTGCTAAGAAACAAAAAGCTACAGCTTCTGCTGCAGTTAGCTCAGTCATCTCTGCCATAAAGCCAGAAACTATTACTGAGAAACCACAAACACAAGAAGATCAAAGACGATCCGCTGTAATTCTTCCATTCACCCAACCTAAAAAAGCAGATAAGAATGTCGAAGCTGCGGCATCGGCACTGGCTGGTGAAGAAGCATCTCTTGAGCAAAACAAGAAGGTAGATGAAGGCAATGCTGTACTAAAACAGATTGAAGAAAACACAAGAGGTTCAGCTGGTGCCATTAAACCTGCAGCGAAAGAAGAAGCTGGCGCAGGTGGAGGTATCCTGGATAGTATTATGGGATTCCTTGGCAATGGACTCATGACTGCAGTCAAGTTCTTGTTTAACCCAAAGAACCTATTAAAAGCATTCACCAAGTTCTTTGCACCAGCAATGATTATCGGCTCACTCGTGAATGGTATTATGGATGGTTTTAAAGTATTCTCTGAAACTGGATCTATCGGTGAAGCACTGATTGCTGGTCTTGGTGGTGTACTGTCATTTTTAACATTCGGATTGTTTGATGCTGAAACTGTTAAGAATGTAGTCAATGCCGTATCAGGATTCGTTACTGAATATATCGTAGAACCTATCACCAAATTCTTTAATTTCTTGGGTGATGCATTCAACACGTATATCAAAGAACCAGTAATGGCAGCATTTAGTACTGTGGCTGGATTGTTTGATGAATTCATTATTCAGCCATTGAAAACTGTATTTGAACCAGTAACTAAGTTCTTCTCTAATCTTAAAGATACTATAGTTGGATGGTTTCAGAATTTTGAAATTCCTGGAATCAACTTTAGTGTAATGGGCAAGCAGTTTGGGTTTGGTCCATGGACTCCATTTAAATCAGAGTCAGCAGCAATACCTGCAGGAAATAGTAATGCTGGCGCAGGTCAAGGATCATCTCAGTTTGCTGCGGTAGATCCAAGAAGAATTGATACAGCTACGTCACCTCAAAGTGGTAATGCTGTATCTAAACAATCTGAACAAAATAAAGAAGCTAACATGGATGCTTCTAAACCTAACTCTGGTGGTGGAAATACTATTGTTTCTGCTCCAACTGTTAACAATGTTCAGAATACTCAACAAACTATCAAGTTACAACCACGTAATCGAGATAATTCTGTTAGCAGTTATCTGTCTAGCAGATACGCATAAAAAATGGGAGCGCAAGGCTCCCATTCTCTTAAGTAGATTACTACTTAATCTTCTTGTGCAATCTTCTCAAAGTAAGACATCACATCTTCGTCGTCATCCATTGGAGCAGGTTTGCTTGCCTTTGGAGTTGCAGCTGGTATAGAACTAGCTGGTGTTGGTGCAGCACGAACTGGACGATCTTCATCAGAAGCAATCTCTGCAGCAGACTTGCTAGCAAAAGAATCACCAGACAAAACCTCATTCAGTTTTTTCTTGAGTTCATCATAAGACTTAAAGTTCTTACGATCCAAGAACTCAGATAACTTGTGCTGAGAGTTAACAACTGCTAAGAGTTTGTTTTCATCTTCTGAGACAGGAGCAGGATCAGCAAACACTGACTCATCGTAGTTGGCATAACCATCTTTCTTACGCATACGCAGTTTGAAATTGGCACCTTCCCACAAGTCAAATACATTCACTGGCTTTTCATCTTCGAAAGTCGGACGTGCTTTGTCCATGATCTTATCAAAGATTTTCTTGCCGAATTTAAACAAGAATACCTTACCTTCGTTCTCTGGGTGTTTTGGATCAGACACAACCAACACATTGGCAGTGAAAGATAACTTACGTTTTTGTTTACGAGCAATCTCTTTGTTGGCTTCAGAACCAGAGTTCCAAAGTTGAGTATTTAACTCACCAACAGGATCGTTCTCACCAAGAGTAGTCAGTGAGTTCTCGATATACCACTTACCAGTTGGACCTTGGAAGC